TACTGTTGTCTCTTTACTTTCTGACTCTGATTTCGCACTAGCTTCATCTAGAAATTTTTTAGCTTTTTCCATTCTCTCGTTCCTCTCTCTGATTTTCTTCATCTTCTCAAAGAGTTGAGCGAGATTCATGTCGTCAATTTTTCCATGTCTCACAATTTTTTGATCAATATAATAGCCACCGACTTTACCTCGCGCTATTTCAGTGGTAGCTGCGGCGGCTAGATTCCTGCGGTCTTTTTTAGCCATATCCCTAATCTTTCCAAGCTCCTCTAAATGGGCTTCATAACTGATGCCATATTTTTGCCTTACTTCATCTCTGAGATTGCTAATGTGAGCACACACAAGAGGATATCTATTAGGATCAGTTAAACGTGTTGCGTATACGGCTGCCCCGTTGGCAGTATCTGAAAAGCCAGCAAGTCTAGCTGCTTCACTTTTTGTAATTGGATTACCCTCGACTCCATAGACCAAGAGGGTTGCAAATTTTAATTGCTGGGGTGTCAGTTGTTTATTGGGTCCTGGAGTGTGTTTCGTATCCATATTCTTGACAATATATAATACTTATTTTATAAGCGCAATAGAATGGCGATTACAGGAAAGATTCTAGATCACGTCTTGAAAAAGTTCATGAAGGCTGAAGTGGCTCAAAACGCGAGAGTCCAAGTGGAGTTGCCTAACGGTGAAATCTACGACATGACGGATATTCTTCTACTTGAGAATAGAATCTTGGGCGATAGTGAGACTCATAGATTAGTTTTTAGATGTCAAAGGCCTGTCCATAATCTGGGCAAAATCATCGGTAAATTATAAAACTGTATTAGACTGGTTGGACCACCTATGACAGAACGAGAACTTTGGAGAAAATTGAAACATGAGTCTAAGGGAATTACGTGGACAAGGCTGGAAAACTGGGCTCTATTTGGTACTCCTGATCTATTGGGCTACGCTCCTAGTGGGAACTTTTTCACTGTTGAATTAAAGGTAACTAGTCTAAAAAAGTCTAATTTTGTGCGGTTCTCCCCGCATCAAATATCTTTCCACATTAAGCACAAAAAAAATACCTTTGTCCTTGTTGCTTGTGCCCTGGACCAGCTTGTACGCCTGTACCCTGGCTCCCGGATCCTGGAGCTTGTAGACTCAGGCTTGAAGCTTGAACCCTTGGCTTGTGGCCTCGCGCCCTGCGCCCGGGTGCTTGAAGGCTTGTAGACTGATGTGTTGGCTCTGTCTCCTCCTTGCTTGTGGATTTGTACTTTTTTGTTTTTTGTTTTTTTCCTGGATCCATTCTTAGTGTATTTTATATTGGACTTCATAAACATCTTTAGACCAGCACGCGCGGCAGCTGCCGCACTCGTTGCCTTGATCAGGCGCCGGGCACACGTGACCGGGTCGCGGTGTTGTTACTACAGTTGACCAATGGTCCCAGGCGTTGCCGGGCTTCGTATCATTTTTTGCATTCGATAATCTTATAATTAAATTTTTTGGACATTGTTTATAATGCTTAATGAGTCCGCGCTCTTGAGTTGGCAGCCAGTGCATGGTCCCTGGTGTGAGCTTGCAGACTTCGAATATATTGATGAGATGCTGGATGCTTTGTATATCTCCGGAATCATGCCAGCGAAAAAATTTTTTTCCTTTAATTAAAACGGCCATAGCTTCTACCCATTGCGGATGGTTTAAAGATTCCAGGCGCCTGCTTAAGGCGTCCTTAACATTGGGGAAATTGTAGCGGCCTTTAAAAGCATAACAGCCATAGCATGGCGTGCCTTCGATCTCGCGCAATTTTGCGCCAGTCTGGCATGCGACGGCCGGCAGGTTATAAGAACCCTCAGGCATCTTGCCCGGGGCGCTCAGTCCTCCGGTTATTTCTTTGGCTTCTTTTTTATTCATAATCCTATTTTATCCCAGAGCTTGTAGACTGTCAACCCTGGCGCTTGAACCCTGATTCTTTATGGGAGGGCCCACCCGCTTGAGAGCTTGTAGTCTTGAGTCTTTTTTGATTTTCTTTAAAAACCCGGGCTCTTCGCTTGAGATGAGCGCGCCATCCGGCGCGTTCAGCGTTCAATTGTTTGAATGTTTTATTAATCAAGTAACACCATATATTGTTTGGGAAAGTTGCGGCTGAACCAGTCGCAGCCCTTCTGGACGGTCTCATATTGCTGAAGAGATTCAGCGCCGATGATCACATCGTAAACAGCGGCCGCGTATCCCGGGACCGTTGCTTTCTCTCCACCGAATCTATTTTCGATTGTGACGTCCTTATCACCATCCAGGCTGTAGTTAGCATCCTCGAACGGGACTTTTACTTTTTTACCTTTATATATTATTTGTTTCATTTTCACCTTTTTTTATTTCCTCTTCTAGTTTATTGATTGTACTTTGTATGTTAGCGCTTAGCTTCATAAGCGCGATCACCTGGCCGCGCAAATAAGTTAAGTCGATTGCTTTTTTTATATATGTCATGATCCCAGTATATCCCAGAGCCCTGAAGCTGTCAACCCTATTATTCCTGTAACAATTTGTGATTTGACTTATCCCAGAAAATCCTGTACCCTTGGCAGGTGGGCGGGGATGGCGGTTAATATATACTGGGCGGGCCCACCCGCTTGAAACCTTATTAAAAAAGCGCGCTGCGCGCGCTTGAAGCCTTACTTATTGGTTTTTATTTTTTTTTGAAGTGGCCAAGTTCGAGATCCTCTTATAAAGTTAATCAAACTTGACCCCAGATCCTGCTTATCCAAAAGGCATCAGTTTATTTGGCTATTGATATCTTGCCTATAAACAGGATCAGGGCTCAAGTTTGGCCAAGCTAATTATACTAACGCCACGTCTGGCTTAACTTGACCCCAGGTCACCTGAGTATGCATCGCGTATTATTTCTGGTAGCTACCGCGTTTACAGATGACCAGGGCTCAAGTTTATACAAATATAATAACCGCCAAGCCGACAGCTATGGCAAAAATATTCAAAGCCATGAGCCAAGGTGGAAATACGTCCCAGCCTTTTTTAATTATTTCTTTTAGTGGTGTTCCATATATAATCATAAATCCCATTTAATCCCATTGACAAGGAAAGTCAAGTAGTATATAAATTTATTTTTAACGGAAGGACAATATGGCAAAGACAATGACAAAATATCAACTGGATCACTTTAATGAAAAAGTGAAACGTCATTTTAATCCATTGATTGAAGAACAAGAACTGTTAGTGAAACAGCATAGAACCGAAGCAACTAAAAGAATAGTTGGTAAGTTAGCCAAAAAAATGGGCGCAGATAAAATACTTACAGCTTTTAGAAATGCTGAAGAAGAAATGAAGAGAGTTAGAGAAGATGCAAAAACTTTCTTTGTTAAAAAAGCAAGAACCGAAGATAAGAAAGAAAAACTTAATTATAACTTTACAAAGGATAGTGATGACCAAATATCGCTTGATGATTGTGAAGAGCAATTAAGAGACTGGGCGAAAGAACTGGTTGATCGTGAGATAAGACGTAGACCAGAAGGTAAGATGTTAAGCCAACTTGAAGATGTAAAAACAAGCGCATTAGATACTGTGATGGAAAGTGGATCAAGTGAAGATTTAATAAAAGCTCTTGATGTATGTACTAAAAAAATCGGTATTACGTGGGTTGTAAATACTTCTAACATAAAACAAATTAGTCAATAATTCATTTGACATGAACATGGGATATAAGTTATAATATCCCATGTTTAACAAAGAAAGGATAATGTCAAATGGACACAAATAATACATTGGACAAATTGATTAACAATGCAAAAATAATTGCGTTGTATGATCTAAAGAAAAAAATCGACAAAGAAATAGAAGATTTAGAAAGTCAGAATAAGGGGGCAGATGAACTCCCCTTCTAAAGACGCAATCTTTTATATCAAATATTACGCAACCAAACATGGTTGCGTGATTGAACGTAAAGCAACTATTGATGATGTTTGCAAACAAGAGTTCACCGCAAAAGGTGGATATCCTTGTTTCAACTATGTTGATGTTTGGGCAACTG